CGTCGAACAAGCTGCAGGAGATCAAGATGGCTGTGAAGTCCAAGTCACTGTCGGTTTACGACAGCCTTGAGCTACCAGACGAAGAGCTCTTCAGCGGGAAACCAAGCATCCGGATGGTGATCCGGGCAATTCGTCGTTCAGGTTGCAGGGGTACAAGCATCCTCAATTGGCTGGGGAACATGCTGTGTTGGTGTTTCTGCATCGGAGGAGCCGAGGGTGCGTCCCTCGTCGCCCCGCAAGGGGTGAAGGTGCGGTGCAGGGATGGCCGAGTACGGTTTGTGCGTATGGTCTTTGAAGGAGACGACAGCATCTTGTCGTTCTACTGCGAGGACGGAACGCGGCTTGGCGAATGCGACTTTCTGAAGATGTGTGGGGAAGCCTGGACGCGCCTTGGGCACCGGCCTAAGCTGTATCACCGGAAGAGGGTGGCAGAGTTTTGTGGTTACCACTTCTGCATCAACGACTACGGGCTGACGGGGCTGTACGCCCCGGACCTTCGTCGGCAGCTTGTCTCAGCAGCTTACTGCTCGAACAAGTTGGCCGTCGAGGCAGCCTTGACCGGTGATTGGCGTAAGCTGGGCATGGCCGTCGGGCCCGGTCTGATCTCACGTGCATACGCCCTCGCAGTGGCATATCCGTCGATTGCCCGCTGCTTTTTCAACCTGGGTACCGCCTTGTTGGGGAGGCAGACACCCGCGTTGAATTGGGATGATATCTACGCCTTGGAGCTCGATGAAGCAGCACCGCCACCTGTTTACAAGGCTGGCGATGAAGACTCCGAGTTGTGGTTTTTGCGCAAAGTACGCTGGGAAGACATCATCACACGCACTGATCGGAGAATCAATGAATCATTGGTCTCAGGATTCGGCAACCTCGACGAGTCGGCTGTGGCTGTCCAACTCGGTGCGCTCGAGGATGAAGAAGACTGGTGGCATTTAGTGGCCCAATTCGAGATGCTGTCCATCGGGTTGGATGAGCAGACGTTTCGGGCCAACGTGAATCATTGGCTTCTGACGAGGGATGTTACCCTCCGATGAAGCGGCCTCTTGCCACATTACAGCCTTGCATGCGTGCATGTCCCCCGCTTGTTCCACTGTCCCCGGCGGGGGTTTCTTTTTGGGGGGCCTAGGGTTGGACATGCCCTAGGTCAGTACGGGGCGTCGTCGCGCGAGTACGCAAGCTCAC